TCTAAACTCATTTCATCACCCCTATTCGGCTGATATTACAGCTGATTTAGCCTTAGCTGTTACATTAACCTTTTGGGGCTTAGCTGGGTAATGAACCTGTATTTTCTTTTGCTTTTGCAATTCTGAATGCACTGTCTAATGTACGTTGCTGATCATACCATGCAGTTAATACAAACAAATATTCGCCTTTTTTAACATCTTTATCAGTGTCATAAGTTGTTCCATCATAGTTAATTCCAAAATAATTGAAATCTCCCACAATAGGTTTAACTGCTGCATCTGTAAATACTACTGGTTTGCCAAATACTTTTTCTGCTGGTGTGTCAAAGAAATTTGTTGTTCCATTTGAAAGAACACTAATAATTTTGACATAATCCGCATATCGCATATAAATTGTTGCGTTATCACGGTAATCTTCATGTAAATCTGCTAAAGCATTAATAATAGCATCATACATGTCTGCTCCCTCAACTTCTTTAACAGATCCATTATAAAATGACATGTGTTCTAATCCAGATTTAGGACTTACTGCTAAGGCATCTTTACGCTCTTTAGCTGCTAATCCTGATTGTAGTGCGTTTTCAACCCAGTTTACTAAATCTACATCTGATCCATGAATTACAGTATCTGAAATTGCAGCAAATACTTTGAATTTATTAGTAGTGAACTTGACTGTATCACCTTTTAATTTTAATTCTTTTGCTGTTTCTACGTCTGTAATGAAATCATCATCGTCTAAAGTGTATGAAACTCTTGGAATCTCTAAACCTTTAATGTTAGTTAGACGAGCTTTTTCACGTAATTGGTTTTTAGCAAATGGTTCTGAAACAATTTCTTTAGAAAGTGTTTTTGGTAAGAGCTTATCTCCACCTGAATCATTACCTGTTGGTAAAGCGTGTAATAAACGTTGTGCCTCCATTGAAGGTTTTTCAAATTCATTTGGTAAAATCGCGTGACGATAAAACTCTGCCTTAGCTTTAACCAACTTCTCATTATCATTTAAAGATTGATAAGCTTCTCCTGTGTCTTTAACTTTCGCTTTTTCTTTCTCTTCAATGTCTTGTACTTGTCTTTCAACAATGTTAAATCTTTGTTGTAAACCTGCTTTTTCTGTTTCTAGTTGTTTGATGTCTTCCATATCAATATTTGGATCTGTTGCTTTCTGACTCAATTCATCATTTTTATTTTTTAATTGTTGTCCAATCATACCTAAGGATTGTTTTAATTCATATAATGTCGGCATTTCATTTCCTCCTAATAATTCATTGTCATTTTTAAAATTTCGCATTCGCGTTTAATTTTTTCTCTTTTTTCTTTTTCTTCTAGTGACATGCTTTCTTTAGGTGTTTCAACCAATTCAGATGTATCTACATCATCAATTTTAGTGATTTTGTCTACATCTTTCTTTAAATCTTCTGGGACGTTCTCGAAACGCTTATATTGCTCTTTAGAGATACTAGCAGCTATTTCATTAGCTCCTAAAATTTCATCTATCAAGCCGAAAGACAAGGCTTCTTCTGCAGTAAGCCAAGTTTCTGCATCTAACATCTGTTTTAATTGTTCTTGATCTAAGTCTTTTGCTTTATCTAAATACGCTGAATTACTAACAGCATCTGTTTTTTCAAGTAAATCCGCTGTCTTTCTTAACTCTTCTGCATTACCTACAGTCATAACCCATGAATTATGAATCATTAAAAAACTATTTTTGTGCATAAAAATAGTGTCACCACTCATAGCGATAACACTAGCAATTGATGCCGCTAAGGCATCGACATAGATATTAATTTTTGCAGGATGCATTTTTAGCATATTGTATATTGCATGCCCTTCAAATACACTGCCTCCAGATGAATTTATATGAACATCTATTTCACTGATGTCTCCTAGTTCATCTAGTTTATTTTTGAAATCTGTAGCAGTTACATCACTTTCAAACCATTTATCACTTACAATATCACCATAAATAAATATTTCACCTTTACTTTTTGATTTTCTTTTCATTTGAAAATACTTAGCTTTCATTGACATTTTTATCACCACCTTTCAAAGATTTTCTTAATTCAAGTGGCGTGTCAATTGGGTATAAATCACCGCTTATTAGCGGCTTATCTCCACCTTCAACTGGTGGTAAATCTTCCCACTCTCTAATGTCATTTATAGTGTAGTAACCACTACGAACTGCTTTAAAGTACACTTCTGCTTGTGTTGCACTATCAGCCCTTAAATAAGATTTAACGTTAAATTTAAAATACCTATTTTTTTCTCTGTCTGTTTTAGTAAGTAGTTTCCGATTAAATTCTTCTTCATACTGTTTGACGATTGGCAATAAGGTATGCTGCAAGTAAAATCTGTTTAACTCTTCATTTTTCGCGAAATTTGTATTTGATCTTGCATTTAAGAATACTGAGGGCAATTGAAAAACGTTAGCTACTCTTTCTCTTGTTAAATTCTCGCTTGCCACTATATCTTCAGAGACATATTTTTTAGGTAACGGTTCGATTTCAACACCAGGCTCTTGGAATAATATTCCACCGTTTTCTTCATAGTACTGTTTGAAATCTTCTAACACTTGCTGCCTTTTTTCTTTACCTACATTGGAACCATATTTAAGCATGAAAGAATCAGGTTTTTGCATTTCTGTAAGATTAAAGGTTCTTACTGCATTATCAAAATCAGTTGTATTCTTCAACACATCAATCGGACTAATGCCTTGCACCATATTAGATGCCACGATGTGTTTAAAATGCAACATGTCCATATTATGAACAATCAATTTATTTCCAGTTGCAGCATGAATGGAATAATAAAGTTCACGTGATTGGTTTTCAATTAACATTTCAACAACATCTGGATTTAATAAGAAAAGCTTTGATGGTTGATGATAGATGTCTCGTTCAATTAGCACATATGCATTACCTTTTTCATTTCTAATTGTTTCAATTTGATTAATAAAATCAAAACTACTTAGAGAATTATTTGGTGACACTGTAAGTAAATCAGATACTTCTGTATTAACTACTTTATAATCTTCATACATTTTCAAGGGCAAACTAGCCATCGAATTAGATAACTTTGTAATAGCTGAAAATATCGTTTCATTAGTTTCAAGCGTATTATTAATTACACCCCAAAAAGATTTATTTTTCCATGGGCTAAAGTCATAAAGCTTAGAAGTTGACTGATCAATCCAATTGTCTATCAATTTTTTCTTTATGCGTGTGATAATATTCTCTTTTGCGATAACATTCACCTCCTTAACGCATTATGTCTTTAATACTAATAAACTCTATGTTTCCTTCACCACTATCAGAAACAACTTTATTCATAATGTCTGTGTATGTGTTTAAAAATGCTGCGAATCCATCTATTTTACGATACCTACTTTGTTTTGAAGGTAACCAGTTTCCATTTCTGTCCAGTTTTAACTGAACATTATTGATATACCATTTCATTAAAGGATTGTTATTAAATATTATTTTGCCGTCTAAAAACATCTCTTTTAGATCTTTCAGTGCTGGACTTAAAGTCAAAGCCCCTTGTCTTGTTTCTTCTGTTTCAAATCCATAATTTTTTAACTCTTGATTTAGTTTGAAAGCATTGGCTCTATCATAAGTAATTTTTTCTACAACATAATGCTCATTCATCTTTATTATCCAATTAAAGACATCCTGATAATCAATATACGGTTTATCTTGAATAGTTAGTAAGCCATCTTCTTCCCATTCTCTATATGGTATTTTTTCATTTGAGTACTCTACCTTATGCTTAGGAATCCATGAATGTGTTAAGACAGCAACTTTACCATTATCTAACGCAAATGTTGCACATGCGGCTGTAAAATCTTCTGTCTCTGATAAATCGTAACCAATCGTACAAGGTCTTCCTTCCAGCTCATCTAAGGAAATAATGTCATTATTTTTTTGAAGCGTTGGATAATCAATGAAGCTCATTTCGTCGTTATTAGCAAATATATTAAATCTTTTTGTTATAAAATCTCCTCGTTCAGCTGGTGTACGTTTAGCTTTTTCCCACTCTTCTTTCATTTCATCTAAATCGATAGAAACGCCCAGGTTAGGATTTGCTTTAATCCAATTCGACGAATCATTTATATCATCGTCATCATCTAAAGATGCTAAATAGTAAAAAGTTCTTTCATCTTCGATGATTTGATCTAATGTGTCTCTTCCCGCTTCTACCATATCAACGAGTGGACCATCTAATTGGTAACCCGCTGTCGTAATGTAGATAAGAAGAGGTTGTAACCTTGCCGCTCTTGAGTTTTTTATAACTGAAATCAATTTATAGTCTTTAAATTCATGGATTTCATCGAAAATGCCCATATGTGTATTTAAACCATCCAACTTATCACTGTCTGAAGCCTGTGGCATAATTTTAGATATCGTTGCATCGTAATGAATTTCATCTCTTAAAGGCCTGAAATTCTCTCTAAGTTTTGGGCTAGCTTTTATCATAGCCTTAGATTCATCAAATAGAATCCTCGCTTGTTTCATCACATTAGCTAACAAATGAATTTCTGCACCATTTTCTCCATCTTGTGACACAGCATAGTTAGCGACACCAGAAATGGTTGTTGTTTTACCATTTTTTCGACCCATAAATATTAAAGCTTCTTTATACCTGCGCAGTTTTGTTTCTTTATGAACCCAGCCAAATAAACTACCAATAATAAAATGTTGCCATGGCTGTAATACAAGTTGACGTTTAGATCCTTTGGAAGGTTTACAAAACTTTTCTATAAATCGAATAGGACGATGTGCTAATTCTTCATCAAACATCCATTTACCGCCATTTTTCAAATACCTAATGTGTCTTTCACATTCTTTTTTTACATATTTACTTGTTTTTATTTTCCCTTGAATAACTTGTTCTGCATACCACGTTGTTAGTAATTTTGGTGAGGGTTCATTTAATATTTTAATAGTCACCAAATCCACCTTCTTCTTGCACTATCTTTTTCCTTTGTGCTGCAGTTAAACCCATAGACTTGAGTAAGTTATTTAGTGTTTGAACTGTTTTTGTCAGTTCAATACTTAATGGATTCTTAACAATATTACTTGCTCCAGCTTTATTGGTATGCTCCATCATCAAATCACTGTTTTTCAATTCATCCCGTAATCGACAATAAAATTCATATGTTTCTAAATATAAATTAATTAACATATCGTCAGATTTTTTGTAGTCTTCAATATATTCTTTCAGCTGTTTTTTTGTTAATTTCATAAGAAAACCCCCTTTCATGAAAAATTATCTGCGCTGCTCTCGTTCCTGCCTTCACCGGTTCCCGGTGTATAATGGAACTCCCCACCAGGTAGGGGGGATTAAAAATTATTTTATAATTTTTTATTTAAATTTTTTCAACTCGAAACTTTTTATTTTTATATTTATCTTTGTTTTTATCATTTGCATGAATTTTGTTATGACAGCTATAACAAACTGACATTAGATTATCTAAGTCTAAAGCTTTGTTAAAATCTTCATCAACATAAATAATGTGATGTACAATGTTTGCATCTGTTACAATATCTTCGCGTAAACACATTTGACAAAGATAATTATCTCTATCTAATGCTATCTCTCTTAACTTCTTCCATGCTTTTGAATGATAGAACCAATCGTATTGATATGACTTACGACCATGCTTATAAATGTTATTACGCTTGGTCAACTCTTACACCTCTTTGATTGCATAACAAAAGACACACCGCATAGCGATGTGCCTCGTTTACTTATGTCGTATAACTTTTAGATAACTTTATACATCTTTCCGATACTATCATATTACTACAGATTTGTAGGCCTTTTGCACAATCTTTGCACAATGTTATTTGATACCCGCATGATACGCTATCGCTTTAACAAAGTTCTTTCGTATTGTAGTAACTGTATTGCGATGCATGTGACAAGCATCCCCTATTTGTTCTATCTTTAGCTTCTTATCTTTATTCCAATACTTTAACCTTATTACTTTCTTATGATCTTCAGGTAACTTTAAGTACTCACTTTCAACTGCTTCAACCATCTCTTCTAAGTTACGTAACATCTTATTAGTCAATAACCTTGTCGCCATTAACTCAGTTGTTCTAACTGGTTCACCTTTTTGCAACGGTCCATACACAATGTTAGTGTCTAGCTCTTTCGTTGGGTTAAGTATCTCCATTCTCAATCTATTTATCTCTTTCTTGTTCTCTTGTAGGTTATATATCTCTGACTCAATATATTTAAATGTACCTGGCTTAATATCGTATGATGCCTTTCCCATCTTATACCTCCATTACTTATGCTTAGCTATTCTTGCTTTAATAGCTTTCATCAATTCTTCTTGCGTTAGTTCTTTATTTTGTAAAGCTTTATATACTCTTTGATCTATTGTGTTATCGGTCATAATGTGATGAATAATAGTCGTATGATTTTGTCCTTGTCTATATAATCTTGCATTTGCTTGTTGGTATAATTCCAATGACCATGTAAGTCCAAACCAAACAATAATGTGCCCACCTTGTTGTAAGTTTAATCCATGCCCTGCACTTGCTGGATGTGCTATAAGCAGCTTAATGTCTCCACTATTCCAACGTTCTTTATAGTTTGAATCCTCTAATGTGGTTGCTTCCTTAAACCTTTGAAGTATTCTTTCTTTATCATGTTTGAAGTTATAAAACAATAATATTGGTTGGCCTTGAGACTCCTCTATAATTTCCTCTAACTTATCTAACTTCTTATCATGTATAAGTCTTACATCTTCATCATCTGTATAAACTGCACCGTTAGATAGTTGAAGTAGTTTTTGACTTAATGATGCCCCATTCTGAGCTACAACTGTTCCTTCTTCTTCCGATTCTAAAATATAGTTTTTTTCTAATTCTGCATATACTTTTCTTTCTTTTTCAGATAAGACTACTGTTTGTTTAGTATCAACTCTGTCAGGCATATCTAGATAATCTTTCGCTTTCATGCTTAAACATATATCTTCTATTCGTTCATATATCTTTTCTTCAGATCCGTCTCTTAGCTCCCAGTTAAAAACATGTTCGCTAACTTGATGTGTTGGTTTAAAGTACCTTTCTCGATAACGACTGAATGAAGACTCAAGTCTTTCGCCTCTGTCTATCAAATAAACTTGAGCCCATAAATCCTGTAAACTATTTGGGCTAGGTGTTCCTGTTAATCCTATAAATCTATTAATGAGTGGTAATTTCTTTTTAATAGATTTAAACCTTTGACTCTTAGGACTTTTAAATGTAGACAGTTCATCAATTACAACCATATCAAATGGCCATTCTTTTTTATATTGATCGCATAACCATTTAGTATTTTCTTTATTGGTTACATAGATATCAGCCTCTGTGTTTAATGCATCATTTCTTTCTTTAGGTGTTCCTAAGACTAAAGACACTTTCAGATGATTTAAATGGTTCCACTTATCAACTTCATCAACCCATGTATCTTTAGCAACTTGTTTAGGTGCTATGACTAACATTTTTTTAGTGTCTAACAACTGCAATTCACTAAATGCTGTAAGTGTTGATACTGTTTTCCCTAGCCCCATATCTAAAAACAAACCGTATTTCTCATTATCAATCACTTTATCTATTGCATACTTTTGATAGCTATGTGGTTTGAAATCAATCGCCAAATGTTCCACCTACCATTCTTATAAAAGTATTTACTTGTTCTTTATTCCATAACACATACACTGTATGATCTCTGTTTTCAAATTGCCGATGCACATATTTTTGTAAAGGATGTAACTTTCCCTTTTCTTGCTTCATTTCTACAAAATATGTTTTTCCTTCTGGCATAATAATAATTCTATCTGGTACACCTCTTGTTCCAGGTGCGACCCATTTTAAACATAATCCATTTAACTTTGTTATCTCTTTCACTAAATATTTTTCTAATGTCGATTCTTTCATTTATTCACCTTGTATACAAAATTTATATTTGTGTTCCGATGTTGCATCAATTCTTGCCAAACTTTTAAAAATAGCTGTTAGAGGGTTACCCCTATACCCCTTTACTCCCTAACACTACTTTTTAAACTTTATAGTGAATTTGATGCAACATTGGAAACAAACAGGGTTGAACCTTACAGCGAGAAGGGAAAGAGGTGTTGTATCATTTGTTGCATCAATGTTGCATCACCAAAAATGATACAACACCTACGATTACTTTTTACACTCACGTGTTGCATCACTCAAAAAATGATGCAACATCTGATACAACACTCTAAAATGTATATTTATTCAATATTTCTTATATTAAATCCTCTAAACTTTCATCTCTTACATACGCTATCTGTACACCATAATCTTTTCCGAATCGAATTTTCCCACTTTTATTACCATCATATACAGACCAATTGTCTAATTGTCTTAAGATGTTTGAAATCTTTCTAATTTCCATAGATCCTCTACTATCTCCCTTATCCTTACCAAAACATTCAACAAACACTTCAAGCGCACAGACCTTATTTCTTTCAACGTAATCTACATTTCCTGTTGGTAACATATCAACATCACCTTGATAAAATCGTCTTCGTTCAAAGATAGTTAAGTCTTCCCAATTGCTTGGGATTGGCGTGTTAAGATATTCATCAATAATACCTGTATATGGAGATTCCTCAGTATGTTTGCTTTGGATTGAACGCATTTCTTCTTCTAGTTCAGGGTTAAGGAATAACTCTTCTCCTTGTTCATAATAGTGTTTAGCTTCTGCCCAAATTTGGTCAATCTCATCTTTGGTTAGTTTAGACCAGTTCACTTCAACTCTCTCTGGATTTACAGTCATTGGCCAAAAACGTCTTCCACCAGTTTCATCTCTTAAGAAATCAACTTTATTAGTTGTACCAATGAAAATACATTGCCTTGGAAAATCTTCAATATAATGCCCATAAGCAACACGAAATCGGTCAACTTGTTTAGATATGAAATGCTTAATAGCTTCAACTTCAGCTTTTCTTGTAGCTGCAAGTTCTGCCATTTCCATTAACCAAACGCCTTGTAATGCCTCATATGCTTCCTTACCAGTAACAGAAACTAAACTGTCAGAAAACCATGCACCACCTAATTTTTTTAGCAAAGCAGATTTACCTACACCTTGAGGACCATAAAGTGTAAGCATATAGTCAAATTTACATCCAGGCTCCATTACTCGAGCGATTCCAGCAGTCAATGCCTTTTTGGTAGTTGTTCTATTCACTTCAGTGTCTTCAACACCTAAGTATTTGATAAATAACTTTTCAAGACGTCTATGTCCATCCCACGATATTTTATTTAGATAATCTCTTACTGGATGATAGGCATTTTGCATTGCTACGCTTATAATGGCATCTTTTGTTTTGCCTGAATGGTGTATGTCATAAATCTTTTCGATATAACTTCTTAAACTGCTATCATCACCGTCTTGCCATTGACGTATTTTAAAATTATTATTCCATGGCATTTTCCCTAAGCATTCAATTTGTTTTGTAAATTCATTAAATGCTATTTTTCCTTTTAAATTTGGATCATTACGCAATATAATTTCTATATTTGGAATACTAGCTTTGAAAGTACCTTTCGAAGTAATTTCTAACGTCTCAGACCATACATCATCGTTATTTTCTATTTCATCGAAATCCTGCATTGCATCAGACATTTTGTCATTAATTAATTGCTTTTTAACAACCTCATCATTTTGCGCTCTTTGCTGCATTGCTTTATAACTAGGTAGTCGATTAACCGGAGTATCTGTTTTAGTGTCTTCATCTTGAGCACCATATAAGTGTATGCGTACTAAATCAAAACTGTTCACAAGCATACCGCTAACGGGATCCGTATTATGATGAGAATAGGCAAACTTGTTATTTTCGTATAACACCAATCCACCTGCAGTTGAACCTTCATGATAGGTATAACGGTTAGTAGAATGTTTTTCGTATAAATCAGGAATAAAAGTTTCTATAGCTTCTTCTATCGTATAAGCTCTACAAAATGCGCCAACAATTCCCGGCTTTTCTTCTGGGTCGCCTTGCTTATCTGCTAATCTTTTAGTCTTACTCTCTTCCCTTGAAGACGTTGGCCATTCTAATGTGTCAGTCCAATCAACATATTCATTTAATATTGTATCTGGATCTAACAAAGGTAAATCTTCATAGGTAAAGAAAAATTCTGCATCATTGCTAGTTGAAGGCCAATACATTAACCTATGTGGTTGATAAGTTGTATCATCGAAGTAATCCATGCCAACGATATCTGCCACTTTACGTCCAATAGCCTCATACTCATCCGCATTTACATTTCGTTTTAAAGGAATCACTAAACGCAGTCTTGGACTTATCTCTCTATGCTTATGTGTTGAATACAAACAATATGCAAAATCATAAAACATAGATAATATGTCAGTCATATCTTGAGCAGCATAATCGATATCAAGTGTTAACATTGAACGATTCATGACTTGACCAGCACGTCGTTTACCTTCTTTTAAATAACCACCGACAAATCCGCCAACGTCTTTTATATCTGCTTGTTCAGACTTAGACATTTTATTGTACTCAGTTAAATCTTCTTTAGTTCTAACTGTTTGTGCTAGCTTCTGCATAAAGTCAGACCAAGCCATATTATGATTAGTCCAATGTGTGGATAAACGACTAGCAGCATAAGAATATGAGACATCACGATCATATTTAATTGTTTCTATTTGAGTGACTTTGTCTAACATGTTCGGCTCCTTTCATTATTTTAGATAGAGCAGAGAAGCCTATCGCCTCTCTTTAGCTTTTGAATCTTTTTCTAATTCGTTCAACTTCATTTTCATAATCTTCTAAACCTTCAACACCATTATTTTTTACTAACTGCTTGAAAAGATAAGCATTCATATACTCCAATGCTTCTATGGTTTTCATCTTATGAGAAATGCTACTTAACAAGATCAATAAAAATATAGATAAAACAATTGAAATGACAATCCACATATTTACAACACCTCCAGTGCTATTGCTAAACACATTAATATAATTAATTCAAAAATGATAATAGCTATTACCATGAAACTTCAGCTCTGATTTTTTCAAAATCACTCGGCTCCTCTACATCATCATTAGCCGTCATCATAATATATACTTGCTCCGTTACATACTTACCTAGCTCATACATTGCTAGTAAGAATAATAGTCTTAGTATTTGTTTAATCATTGTTTATCTACCTTCTTTACTTCGTATAAGACCGGATATAAATTTAAAAAGTGTATTCTATAACCGATTGTTTTAACTTCTACCTTATCGCCTACTTTTAACCTAGCTTGTATATCTGCGCTATCAAATTTCTTTTTGAATAATAAGTCGGAGTTTTCAATGACTTGTTTGTTGTCTAATACAATATAGAACTTGTCTTCTTTATCTTGTCTCTTGTTATATTTATCTGTAATTGTCCCTTGATGTACTTCTTTGTTTTGGTAACTAGCCACTGTATAGATAGGCGATATGACAACAAGCATCAGTGCGATTACGCCGAATAATCGCAGTATTCCAGCAATAAAGATATCGAACCAATCCATATTTTTAAGTTTTTTAATCATCATTGTCATCTCCAGTATCAATTAAACTAGGCATCATTCTTAACATAGCCCTTAGTTCATGTTCATTCATATTAGCCATCATAGGACTGTAAAATTCACTGTCTTTATCATTAATATCTTTAATAAAATCATTTTCAATCTTAGCTTTTTCTTCAGGTGTTTTATTTTTATATTTTTTGATTATTTCAGTGTACTTTTTCGAGAATTTCATTTTAGGTATGTTAATCATCGTCTGCCTCCTCAATAAATGTAAATGATTCAATCTCATCTCTTTTAACCCATACTTCATTGTTGAACACATCTTTGACCGGAAGAAAATACTCAATCCCTAACTTCATAACAAGTTTAATATAATCACCAGAAGCTAGATCTGTTGTTGTGTAATAAACTCTATCTGAAATAGTTTTAATTCTAACCTCCGTCATTTCCCACACTCCCTTATATTTTCATACAACTGACCCACTTTAATAACTGCATCTCTTTTAACTTGCGCCTTGTACTTCTCTTTCGCTTCTTCTTTACTCTCTGCCTCAACAACTGTAAACCTTTGATTGCTTTTAGCTCGAGTTATGTGTGTATGCTTGCGTCCTGTTGAATCTTTGAATGTTGTGACTAAGTATTGCGTCACTTCCCCAAAACCTCCTTGACTCGATCTAAGATGTCTTTACACGTATCCTTTCCCTGCGTCTGCTGTTCCATCTTGTCTTTTGTGGTTCCTTTTCATTTTCTTTTTGTATGCGTCAATGAGTTGGTCGATTGTATAGTAAGTATTGGCGTACAAAAAAGGCATTATTAAAACTTGTACAATACTATTATCAATACCTTTTACAAATTGTTCTGTTAGTGTATGCATTACATGAACAAAATAAACTGAATGTAGTTTAGGTAAAGTAACTTCATTTTCAATCAAATCAACCATAACCTCAGTAGTTTCTTCCAAATCTTCTTCATCAACAATAGTCAAAGTTAATTGCAAACTGAAAGCTAAGTAATCAGCAATCTCATCTAATTGTGTATCTAATGGCTTACCTGGTTGTTTCTTCCAATTTTTAAAAAACTCAAGTGTGTTAACCCACTCCGCAAATTCAATAATCATACTAGCTACTGTGTCATTTAAATTTCTGGTTGGTATTCTATCGTCGAACTCCTTTTGTATTTGTAATAACTCTTGTAATTGATCAATTGTTAATGTGTTATTCATTTTCCTGTTCCACCTCATATTTATAGACAACTTGACCCGTCATAATCCCTACTGCTTCATCAAGATAAATATCTTCTTTGAGTGCATCTTGCATAGCATTAGGTAAACCCTCAAGTATTTCATCAAACGCTTGCGCTTTCTTATACACGTCCTCAATCTCTT